TGATTCATGGGCGACAGTTGGTCCAACAGTTAATTTTAAGTTGCTTATTACAGTTCCACTATTCGATAACCAAGGCAACCTTATGGGAATCGAAGATGCAGTTGTGACAATGTTCAATGCCCTGTTTGCTGCTACTGAAGCAGACCAGTTGTCATATAATGTTGGCACAATTTCACAACCACAGGTTTTATCTGTGGCTTCAGGAGACCTTCTAAGCTGCGAGATGCAGATTAGCCTTATAGCGAGTTGGAGTTAAAATGGATATGCAAGAATGGACAGCAGAAAACGAAGCCTTCCTGATTAAAATTGGTCAGGTAGAAACAAAGCAAACTAAACCCGCAACCAAGAAAGACGAGGAATAACCTAAATGGCAGTATTTCTAAATAATGGTGTGCAGGTTACTGTCGATCCGGGAACGGGTTCAGTAAACCTCTCAGACCACGTTACATCAGTAACAATCAACCAGACATTCGATGAACTCGAAGTCACAGCAATGGGCGATTCAGCTCACAAGTTCATCAAGGGACTTGAAGCGTCTTCAGTAACATTAGACATTCTCAATGACCTTACATCATCTCCTGCTGTCACAACTACATTGCAGTCATGCTATGGCAAGAACGTCGTGTGGACATTTAAGCAGACTTCAGCAGCTACTTCAGTATCAAATCCACTTTATACAGTTACACTTCTTGTCAATAACCTTACACCTGTAAATGGCGCAACTGGCGATGTATCTATGCAGAGCCTTACATTCAACGCATCAAGCACAGTAGCAGTAACAACCGCATAATCTAACAAAGGGGCTAAAGATGGCAAAGCTAAGGGTTACGACCACAGATGGATTGGTGAACGATTACGAAATCACACCAACGATTGAATGGGCGTTTGAGCAACACGCCAAGATGGGATTCCACAAGGCTCTCTTGACCGAGCAGAAGCAGTCAGATATTTACTGGATCTGTTGGGAAGCAATGAGACGTGCTGGGGTTTCACCTAAACCTTTTGGAGAAGGGTTTCTAGATACTCTCAAGTCAGTTGAGGTTCTAGACTCAGACCCTTTGGTATAGATCGGAACTCCGTTACTTATCTCTCGGCTCGTCTGAGTTATGAGTACGGAGTTCCGTTCCAATCCATTATAGAACTGTCTCCTATGGAGTTTAAGTATCACGTTCAAGTCCTAAAGGACATAGCGAAAGCGAGGGAAGATGCCAGTAAAGCTGCAAGGCGCGGTCGCCCTTAGAAAAGCACTCGCTATAGTTGAACCAACTCTTGCCAAGGAAACTAGCAAAGAGATTGCTTCATTTCTTAAGCCTGTCGTAAAGCAGGCTCGAGGCTATATTCCTAACAATGATGAAATCATAAGTGGCTGGCTTGTAGGCAACCAACGAGGCACATGGGAGCGCGCTGCCTACGATGCTGGCATTGCCCGTAAAGGAATCACATATAAATCAACTCCGAGCCGTGTGAATCGTCAAGGTTTTGCGGCTCTTGCTTCTATCTTTAATAAGTCTGCTGCTGGAGCAATCTACGAAACAGCGGGTCGTAAATCTGGTCAGACAGGACAGTTCACACCTCGACTTGGTGGAGAAATCAAGGGCGATAAACAGAAGATGCAAGGTCGAGCCATATTCAGAGCTTTTGAGGAAGATCGTGGCAAAGCCCAAGATGGCGTAGTTAAGGCAATCTTCAAGGCTAAAGATAAGTTTGATTCAATGAAGGATAAGGTCTGATGGCAGATTTAAGAATTGACTTAGCAGCCGAGTTCAAGGGCAAGAAAGCCTTTAAGGAAGCTGATTCCGCAGTAAGCGGATTAGATAAAGCCGTTGGTAAACTTGGCAAGCAAATTGTCTCAGTCTTCGCTGCACAGAAGATTCTTGCGTTTGGCAAAGCTTCTGTAAAGGCTTTTGCTGAAGACCAAGCCTCAGCAGCACGTCTGACAAAGACTATAGATAATTTAGGATTGGCTTTTGCCAACCCAGCAATTACTCAGTTTATTCAGAAACTATCTATGCAATCTGGCATAGTCGATGAAACCTTACGCCCAGCTTTCCAAGGACTTCTTACAACTACTGGTGACGTTACCAAGTCTATGGATTTGCTTACCCGAGCAGTAGATATATCCCGAGGCTCTGGTATTGATCTAGCAACAGTCACACAAGATTTAGCCAATGGTTACGTTGGTATTACCCGAGGACTTAAGAAATATAACCTTGGTCTATCTCAGGCACAACTTAAATCTAAGTCTTTCGAAGAAATCATGGGGTTACTTAACCAGCAATTTAATGGTGCTTCTGCTGCTTATCTTGAGACTTATGCTGGAAAGATGGCAATTCTTAATACGGCATCCGACAATGCCAAAGAAACCATTGGAAAAGGATTGGTTGATGCTTTAACTAATCTTGGTGGTCAGGATACAAACGTCCAAGATGTAGCAACAGCGATGCAGGGATTGGCAGATAACACAGCCAATGCAATAGTTGGGGTTAGCGTTTTATTGTCAAAGTTCAAGCAACTTCCCGGCAATGGGTTTGGTATTCCTGCAATATTGTCTGAAATTGGAAGTGCCATAGCTCGTCCTTATATGGACTTAGCAAATCTTGGTAAGAAATCTAAAGCAGTTGGTTATGGCGATTATGCAGGAAGTACCGCAGATTACCAACGCCAACAGAACGATAAGGCAGCAGCGAAAGCTAAAGCTGCTGCAGACGCTAAAGCTGCTGCTCTGGCTAAAGCGACACTCAAGAGCCAGAAGGCTCTGACGGATCAACAGAAGAAACAAGCAGCATTAAAGAAAGATGCTGGCGTCTTTGATATGCAGCAGATTCAACTGATTGCAGCCCTTAAGGGTGAATTATCTGCCGATGATCGCAAGCGCGCAGAACTTCAACTTGCTCTGCTTAACGGCAACCTTGAGGAAGCCGATAAACTGACCAAGCAGATTCTTATGGCTCAGGACGCTACTGGGAACCTTTATCGATATTTCCTACAGACCCCAGATGCTAAGAATCCTTTTGGATACCTTGATGCTTGGATTAAAGATTTCCAAGCCAAGTTAAATGCTCTTCAGTTCCCTGTGGCTTCTGCTTATGTACCAGCAGGATTGGCTCCAGAGTTAGCTGCTATTGGAGTCACCGCAGGCGGTGGCGGATCTAACGTGGCTGACAATCAGTATTCTAATCAGCTTCTAAATGGGCTTTACGGAATGCAGACAGCAGGTATTCCTGCTGAACCTATGGTTTCCTATAATCCTTCAAGTGGACTCAATTACAATGCCAACGGCAGCAATATCAGCCTTACTGTAACGGGAGACTCAGCACTTACCCAAGCCATTGCTAACAGCCTTCAGGTACAAAGTCTTTCAGGTATTCCTAGTTCCGTTCAACGCCTAGTCAGCACATTCGGATAATGGCATTACCAGCACAGATAGCCGTTTCCTTTGATTATTCCAACGGCGCAACTTTTGGTTATCAAGGATTCGTTATTGGCGACGCTAAATACGGAATCTTAGGCACTAACACCCTCGGCACTTCTGATCTGCCAGAGCCAGTAATTGACCTTACGCCTGACGTCTATAACATATCTATTACTCGAGGACGGAATATCCAGCGCGATACTTACGAGGCTGGTACAGCCGTTATTCGTGTATTAGATCCCCAGTCTTACTTCAACCCACAGAACACAGCTTCTCCTTATTATGGATACCTTGCTCCTCTTCGCAAGATTCGAGTATCTGCCACAACTGCGACCACCCAGAAATACCTCTTCAGCGGTTATATTTCAGACTACAAGTACACGTACCCTGTAAATCAAGATACGGGTTATGTTGATATTACTGCCGTAGATGCTTTTAGATTATTTAACCTAGCCAACATTACAACTGTGGCTTCTTCGCCAGCGGGTCAAACCACATCAGCCAGAGTCTCAGCCATTCTCAATCAAATTTCTTTTCCTACAACTATGCGTACCATTTCAACTGGTCTAAACACCTGTATTGCAGACCCCGGAACTGCTCGCACAGCTTTAGGAGCCATTAAGAACGCAGAATTCTCAGAGACAGGCGCGTTCTATATGAATGGCGCAGGCACAGCCATATTTAAGAACCGCACAGACGTTATGAACTCTTTGTCTAAGACTCCCGTAGCATTTAATCAAAGTGGCGGAATCCCTTATCGAAACCTTGTCTTTGCCTTCGATGACAAACTCATCATCAATACAGGCAATTTCGCTCGCGTGGGTGGAAGCACTATCACGGCTACCAACCAAGCATCGGTAGATAAATATTTCCCTCACGGAATCAATCAAACTGATCTCGTGGCTGAGACAGATTCTATCGTCGCTAATATCGCGGCAGAATATGTCGCTACTCGCGCTACGACTACTATCCGTATTGACGAGATGGTTGTGGACTTGCTAGATCCAGCAGTACCAACCGACACGATGATTGGGCTGGATTTCTTCGATAACCTGCTCATAACCAATATCCAGCCAGACGGCTCGACTATTGTAAAGAACCTGCAATATCAGGGAGTTCGATGGGATATTACCCCTAACAAGATGATGGCAACAATAACAACGCTCGAGCCAATCGCTGATGGATTCGTGGTTGGAAGCGCGTATTACGGTATAATCGGCACTAATACATTGGGATACTAGGAGATATAATGGCAGCAGGACTACCAGCAGCAACAGGCGACGTACTTACCGCCTCTACAGTCAATGGTCTGGTGACTTTTACTATCAACTCAGACGCCACTACTGACTACACAGCAGTCCTGAACGATCAGTACCAAGTCCTACAGCCTATGAACAAGGCTACAGCGATTGCCTTTAAGATTCCTACAAACGCTTCTGTAGCCTTCCCCGTCGGGACTGCCATCACAATCCTAAACAAGGGCGCAGGGCTTTGCACAATCTCAGCAACTACCTCAGGCACTACCACAGTCCTTTCGGCTGGTGCGGTAGCGGCTTCTCCTACTTTGGCTCAATACAAGACAGCAGTCTGCATTAAGACCGCTACAGATACTTGGTACGTCGTAGGTGGCATTGCCTAATGATTGGTTGCATTACAGCAGGGATATTTAGCGCAGGTACGCCGCCTGTTACTAACTCTTATGAGTCGATTGCGACTGTCTCAGTTGGTATTGGAGGTGCTAGTAGCATCTCGTTCTC